GTATCTAGTCATAACACCTCTACGTGGAGTAAAGTTGTCTGGGTCGTACACTAATGGAGTCATAATCAATGGAACGTATGGAGCGTAAACCGCACCTGTCTCTAAGAAGTTAGCACCTTTGAATCCTAACAATATTTGGTTAGAAGTCATATAAGGGTTCTTATAAACTGTGTATCTGTTAGAGATTGAACCTACTACAGAAACACCAGCTGCGAATTGTAATGCATCTTTCTCAGCATTCACGTGGAATCCTGGAATTGATTCTAAAATAGTACATACATCTGGAGATGCAACGATAAAGTTAGCTCCACCTCTCATTGTTAATTGGTGTATCTTGTTAGATACTTTGTTCAATTTAACACCTAAAGTCTGGAACCATGTAGCTTTTTGATATGCTAAAGATGAGTTACCACCAACCCAAGTTGAACCATTGTATTCTTCACCTACAGTTGCTGACCAATAATCAACAGTCAATGCGTTAACTTGTAACATATCTAAGATTTCTAAATCAATTTCTAATGAAATGTACTCAGATAACATAGAAGTTAATTCAGCTTCAGCATCGATTGAGTGATAAGCATTTAAGTCTTGTGCCAACTCAGGAGTCCATACTGCTTTCAACTTACGAGTCTTAGCAACGATTGATTCGCTCTTTAATTCTAAGTCGATTTCAGGAATGTTTAAGTTAGTACCACTTAATTGGTTTGCACCACCTGCGATTGGAGTTTGGTCTTCGAAATCACCTCTTTGGTAAGAGATAGGTTGAGTGTGATAATTAGCTTTTAATTGAGTAGTAAATGTTTTCGAACCTGTAGTAAACGCAGTTGCAGATGATGCTGATACGAATACTGTGATTAGAGAACCTGCATAGTTATGTTGTGCTAATTCTCCAATTTGCGTAAATGTTTGTGTACCAGCAGAAGTACCAGGTACAGCATTTGATGCTGATAATGAAGCAGTTGCAGATGCGATGAAATTAATTAATTTGATACTTTCAATATCAACATTACTTAATAAAGAAGAAGCAAATACAACTTTTCTTATTTCTTCTCTTTCAATTGATGCAGAATATGCATTATTGAAACCGATATCAGCGTGAGTTGCATCAGTAATAGTTGCAGCAGTAATGTTTGCAGATGAAGTTGGTGCTAATGAGAAACCATATTGTCCTTCACCATACAAACCACCTTGTGCTAATTCAGTTCTACCGAACTTAGAACCAGTACCATATAAAGAATCTCCTGCAGTTTTACCGCCTCTAGTTGAACCATATTTGAAATCCATAAAGAAAATCAAACCTGAAGGTAAGTTCATTGGTTGAACTGAAACGAATTCCTTCGCTGCGATTTCACCAAAAATTCTTCTTACCAATGGTAAAGCAACACCACTCCACTCTTCCGAACCTTGTCCGTTAGCGTTAGTTTGAGATGCTTCAGATAATAATTGTTGTGCTTGGTTTTCCAAAAGCACTGCCATTGAATGTTGGTCTCTTTCTTTAAGGCCTTCTAACAAACCAGTCTTAGACCATTTTGTTTTCAATCCTCTTGTTTGCTCCAACATAACGGTCTGAGGGTTTTTCGCCTCTAATAATGATTTAACATTAAAGTTTGCCATTTTGTTATTTTTTTAAATTTTTTTGTTCAATTACTTGATAATACCAGCTAATTTTTTGAATCTATTTGCAGCAGAGTTATCTTCAGAGATAATTTGCTTTGGTGCAGTAGAAGCCGCTGGCTTTGATGCATAACTTTCTGTAATTTTAGAAGTAGTTTTCTTAGTTGCTCCGTTTCCAAATTTGAAACTTTCAGCAATTGTTGAGAATACTAACTTAACTTCTCTTACATTTTTAGTTCTATCTAATGTTTCAACAACTTTAGATTTTTGTTCGTTTGTTAAATTGAATGAACGGAACAATTTGTTCACATACAATAATTTAGCATTCAAAAGGTTTACTTCGTTGATTGTACCCTTTAAAGATTTGATTACGTTGATAGCTTCACCTAATTCAGATTGAACTGATTTTAATTCTGCTTTCAATGCATGCATTTCTTCTTCAGAGTGCTCTTCTTCAGCAACTGGTGCTTCTTCAGTAGGCTCATCTCCGTATCCCATTTCTCTTAGAATTTCATCTAAGTCAATTTCATCTTCTTCAGCTACCGGCTCTTCTGTGTGTGCTTCATCTTCTTCAGCCATATGAGCTGTTTCTTCTTCTTCACCTTCAGTTGTTGCGTATGATTCTTCATCATCAGCTGCTGCTTCCAATTCTTTGATAATTTCATCGATTTCAGAGTCAACGTCATCCATTTCCTCTTCTTCGTTCATGCCTGTCTCAGGAGTTGCTCCTGTTACATCATACTCTTCTTCTTCGCTTTCTGTGATTCCTGCTACTTTCTCAGCATTCTCATCTTCTGAACCTACTGCTGCAGAAATTTTATCTACATCTGCTGCACCTAATTCATCTGATTCCGCTGCTGAAGTGAAAGCTTTAGCTGCTGGCATTTTAGTGCCATCACCACCACCGATTTCTGAAGATACATCATTCTCTTGAGTCAATTCTACTTCTTCTTCACTTTCATCGCCTTCTAATTCCTCTGATAATTTTTTAGAAAGCATAGATTGTAATTTAGGAGTAAAAGCCTCTTCAAGAGCGATTTTTGCGTTTGCTAACGCCGTTTCACGGACAGCCTTAGCATCCGCGATTGCTTCTTTCAAAAGTTTACTATTCATTTTACTTTTTGATTGTGTTAGGCTAATGAGTGTGTGCCTAAATAAGATTATTTGATTATATGTGATTCCATATGAGATGGAATATTCGAATCAATTACATATAAATATATAACAGTTATAGAAAACTAAAGAAAATCAAAATTATTTTTTCTTTTTGCTTTTTCTTTCTGTAATCTTTTCTTAACAGAAGGTTTCAAAAATTCCTTTCTGTCACGCAATTCCTGCGTTATTTTTAGTTTAAAAACTTTATTTTTGTAATCTTTAAGAGCCTTTTCTACATTACGATGGCTCTCTTCTTTGGATGAACCCTGCTTAACTTTTATTACAATTCGTGCTGGCATATTATGCTAACTCTTCTATAATTTCTCTAATTAAGTGTTGAGTTTTACACCACTCTCCACATACATCTGTTCCGTATGTTTCATTAATAGGTTGCTTATTAGATACCGATTCATTTAGGTTTTCCATAAATGCACCCTGAGTTGATGGGTTAGATACAAAATCCCAACCGATTAATTCAAAGTCTTCAGCAACCATTACTTTATTATCACCTATTGATTGAACTGAACCCATACCTCTAGATGAGATACCTAAACGGATTCCAGCTTTTAATAATTCTTTTAAGATGTTACCGGATGGAGTTGGAAGTATTTCTACTACACCATACACATCATCACCTTTCCAATAACACTCTCTGATATTATGAGATACATTCTTTAAACTAACTACAGATGATTCAGGATGGTCTAATTCTCCCAACGCTCTCTTCTCTGTAATAAGTTGTTGATATTTCTTAACTTCTCTTTCTAATATTTCTTTAGGATACACTCTACCATTTTGGTTTTGAGCATCCGCTCTTTGTAATACACCTTTAACCAAAACTACTCCGTTTTCGTCTTCGTTAATCTTTCCCTCAAATAATTTTGTTTCTATTAAAAGTGATTTCATTTTAATTATTTAGTTTAATAATCCAATTGCAATATCCTTAACTTCTCTTTCTGCACCAGCTGCATATTTCTTATTTACAACTGCAATTGTATTTCCTGATACCTTAATCATATACATAGGAATCATAGATGTAGTAAAATCATATTTAATTCCTGCTTTTTTTAATTCAGCACCTACGTTCATAAAAGATGTAGCATCTTTAACCGCTGCTTCAATCTTATCTAAATCAGCATCGTATTTTCCTTCGTTTACTTTTGTGATATTATACATCTTACCGGCACCACTCTTAACTAAAGTTTCTCCTTCTTTACTTAATATTTTAGTTTGAGGTAATTGCTCTTCTCCTTCAGTTTTTGCACCAGCTCTAAGTTTAGATAAATCATCTCCGTCAACTTTTCCGTTTTTGTTTAAATCTATCTTCTTTTGCTTAGCAGTTAATTCATCTTCTTTAATTGTTTGTAATCTCTCTGATACACCTTTCCATGTATCTTCTACTTTATTAAAGAATGCTTTCTTCTCTTCATCTGATTTGAATTCATCTGGTGAAGATACACCATGCTTCTTTAGCATAGCTTTAAAGAATGATTGATAATCCTTTTCTTCTTGTAATACTTCTCCAACGATGTTTCTTAATTGCTCTCTAGTTATTTTCATAGGGATTCCTAATTTATTTTCTTAAGGTGGTTACATTTTTACCAATATTAGATAACCTTTCCTTTATTCTATAAATATGGTGATTAGTTCTTTTCCAAAAATTTTCACCTTTTAGAGAGTTTTCTTTTTTGATTTTACCATACCATTCTAAGAATTTCTCAATTTCGTCTATTTTTCTACGGATTTCCCTAACACCTAATCCAATCTTTTGATTTGGAGTCATTGTTTGGTCTAATCTTAATTTTTGAAATCTATTTTCGTTAACCGCAGAATAACCAGTTAACCCAGCCATTCTTTTTACATATCCTGCTTTGTGAGTACCATTGTTAGAAAATGCTCTAGGAGTATCGTATCCTGCTACATCTCCTGTAACAGTTACTTCCTTCTTTAATTTTTCCTCTTCCTCTTTTTCAATTTCGGAAAGAATTTCTCTAATACTATTTTTTAACGCTTCTAGTTGAGTTGACATTTTTAACTTCTTTTAATAATTCGTATGTAAGCATTAAAACTGAAACTTGCTTTTCTTGATTCTCTTTAAGGAACTTATCCGATTTATAAAGTTTAATCATTTCTGATATCTTAATCTTAGTTACCTTATCATTAATACCCTTTGATTCCTTTACTAAATTAGCTAATACTTTTTTAGTTTCTTCTTCGATGAATTTTGGAAAAGTAGATGTATTTGTTACATTGTTAATAAATTCTCTCAACAAACCTTTTTGAGAATCATCCAAATTAGAATATTTCTTATTGAAGTTTTCTATTAATAATTTATAAGTTAACAATCTTAAATCCTCTGATTGTTGTTTAAAAGATTCATATAAAGTATCAGCTTGTTTCGCAGATATCTTTTTATGTGTAATGTGTTCTAATATAGTATTATTAGATTCAATAAAATCTCTAATCTCAACCTTTCTACCCATTGTTTTTGCTTCAAATACTTTATATACAGAAGCCAATAGTTTATAATTCTGTAAATTAGATGAAAGGAATTTGCTTAAATCATATGATTCTTTAATAGTTTTAATAAGATTGTATTTTTCCTTATTTAACTTATTCTCATCCAATTTAATTCTTTCTTTGGATACCTCTTCTAAGAATAACTTAGCATCATCAATCGAAGAATATTTTTCTTTAACGATTTGATTGTATAATTTCAATTCTTTAGCCAACTCTTTGTTTGAACTAAAAAATTCCTTTATAATCTTCTCAGACACATTTTTTGTCGAATTTGATAATACCTCTTGCGTAATTTGTTTGACAAGTAGTTCAAACAAAATAGCAGTATTCTTAAACTTTGAGTGTTTAACTTTCATCAGAATTTATTATTTTTCTTTACTATTATGTAAATATTACTTCTATAAATATTAGGAAACTTTGAATAAGTGATTTTTACACATCTGGTAAGATATTTTTATCATCTAATAGTGAACCAGTATCATCACTTAATCCATCTATACCTTCGTTTATAATCTTTTTACCCGCTTTTCTTTCGTTATTTGATTTAATTTTATTTCGTATTGCATCCCTTAATTTCTTATCTTTATCGGAAATACTTTTAAGTTTTTCACCGATTCTCTTATGACGAGTTTCCCTTCCAAAATTACGAGTTATATCTGCTTTACCTAATGGGTCTCTTCCAAATGCATTATCATCAGTTCCATTATTACCTGTCATTTGAGGTCTTCCACCTAATTTACCATTTTCAGCACTAGCATCTGCCGCTTCCTGTGTAGGTTGTTCATCCGAAGGTTCTGCCATCATACCCGTTTCAGGTTGTTCTCCTTCAGCCGGTTGTTCACCTTCTGCTGGTTGTTCTCCTCCAGGTTGTTGAGGTTCTTCTTCGTATGGGTCTACACCTTCTTGTTCAATCTTATTTAATCTGTTTAAATCAAATGTATCGTAAACCACATTTGTTCTTTCTCCATCTATTTCTTCACTAGAAAGTTTGAATATGTTTTGATAAATCCAATCGTTAGATAACATCTTCAATGCTTTCATATCAGTTGCCAATCTAACTTTCTCAGCCCATAAGTTGATTTTCTCTTGCTCATAGATTGTAGATGGATTAGTTAATTCTAATTTAAAATCAACGGCATCCATACCTTCAACTCCTTGTGCAATTAAATGTGCAATAGCTATTTGTGTTAATTCAGATACCACTACTCTTTGAATTCTCTCAATAGTTCTAGCGAAACGAATATCTTCCGCTGCTAATGTAGCTTTACCATTGATATCTTCTTCGTATCCTAAAAAAGCCTTTGGAACTTTAAGTGCCGCAAATAGTTTAGCTTTTAAGTAATCAATATCCTCAATAGCAGTATATTGTAATCCACTTAATGTATCAATCTGAGTACCACTATCACCACCTCTTACAGGCATAAAGAAATCCTCTGTAATGTTCATCATATTATACTTAAGATTGTAATCTCCCGTCTTTTGGTCTTGAAAAGGAGTTTTCTTAATCTTATTGATAATCTTCTGCATATAGTTATCAACCTCTTGAGGAGGAATGTTACCTATATCAATTTTGAATATTCTTTTTTCAGGTGCTCTCATAATACGATGTATCATCATCGCATCTTCCATCAATGTAATTTGTTTCCACAATCTTCTTGCGTTCTCCAACATTGATTTACCATAAGGTAAGTAGTTAGTATCCGAATACAAACGGAAGTGAGCCATTTCAAAGTTATCATATTCATGCTTACCAAACTTATCTGGGTCAACGGTGAATTTGATACCTTGTTGTTTTCTATTAATTCTCTGAGGGTCATTTAATCCTTCAGTTCTAGTTACATAGTAAACTGATTGAGGGTGTACGTTTATAACACCTTCTCCTTCCGCAATTTCTAATGTAATAAAACAATCACCATATTTACATAGGTTTCTAACCCACGGCCAAAGATTAAATTCTATGTTCATTGTATCATAGAACAAAGATTCCAATACCTCTTTAACTTGTTGATTTTCTGTCTTTATAGTAAGAACATCCCCATATTCATTTTTTGTTGTAGATTCATCCGCATAGATATCTAATGCTGATGATAGAATTGGGTCATTATCCATTGCATCATAATCTAAGAATAACTCTCTACGAATTACCTGATATGATAATTGTGTCTGATATACATCTTGAGTGTACCCAGTTTGCAATCTATAAAATCTATCCTTTAAAGATTTAAGGTTTGTTACTTGCTGACTGTTTTCAGTATCTACAACTCTAGTCTTATTACCTTCTTTTTTAACAACTACTCCGGTAGAAAATACCTTTCGTAATCTATCAAAAAAAGAATTGTTTTGTTCTGCCATTTTTTTATTTATTTTCTATAATCCGTAAAACTATACCATATATACATATATATAATAAATCTACCCTAAAAACACTATTATATAAGTAAACTTAATATAAATATTAAAATAACCACCTTACATCTTCTTTTTCCATGCCTAAATCCATTTCATATGGATTTCTTTGAAAAGTTTGATGATTATATACTCCAGAATCTGCTCCAGTTGATGAAAAAGCGTTTAATCCTTGCTTAACTAAATCCATTCTTTCTTGTCTTAAACGAAGTGCGGTATCCCTAACCCATAACCCAATTGCTAAACACATTGTTAAGTCATCATTATATCCTCTCATAGCTTCCGCTCTGTTTGTGAACCATATAAAGGTAAATAACTCATCTATTGTTCTAACAGATTGTATGACTACTGATTTCTCTCTAAAATATTCATCTAACTTAGATATCATAAGAGGACGGGTTTTAGCTGATGTTGTAAATCCTGCCACCTGTCTTCTTTCCTCTGCTGCAAATTTATTGGTGTATTGTTTTTCTACATCAATATATTTGTAATCCGATGTTTGATAATATACATTGTTATATCCCCTATCTATTACCTGTTGCAATGCCGCCCATCCAATGTTTGCGTTCTCCACAACTAATAGTGCATTATTGTAATCCGTTGCAACTGAAACTAAGAAGTTACCAAATTCCTTTGTATCTATCTTACCTCTATATTCCGCAACCTGAACATTGTTAACTACATCCATAACGTGGAAAGCTGAATAATCCGATGCATCACCTCTAGCAACGTCGGCTACAACCATATAGGATTTATTGTAATCAGGATATTCCCATTTCCAATAATTTCCATCCCATCCACCTTTTTCCACCGGGTCTTTAACAAATGTTTCTTTATACCACATTAGGATTTCAGGTGCAATTACGGTATCTCCAGAAGATATA